AAGAACGCCATGTTCGTCAGCGCGTGCCAAAGATGCGGCATCCCTGATTCCTCGTCGATGTCATCCCCTCCCCAAAACGCCAGCATGTGCCTCTGCGCTGCCCCGTAGACCCTGGACCAGTCCATGCCGTGACGCCAGTTGTGCTCGCCGTATTTGACGGCCCCTGCGGTCAGTACATCAGCCAGGGCGTTGATTGCCTCGGTCGGCACGAGATCCACGCGGCGCTTGCCGGTGTCGAATTTGACGCCTTCCTTGGCCATCGGCGCGGGCACATCCCCAAAAAACTCTTCGCGCTCGTCCAGCATTTGGATTATGCTCTTTTCTCCATCCTGACCTCCATCACCCCGCGCCTTTTTGATTAAAGCCCGTGCCACAGGTCCGAGATGCTGGACGGGATCATCCCCATACATCGAAAATCTGTCATCCCCGCGTCCGCTCATTTCTCCCCCTTGGCTTCCCACTCCGCCCCGGCTTCAAACGCGATTCGCCACAGTGGTGACATCGTGGGGATGTAGTCGTCCTCGTCGGCAAAGCCCACGGAGTCGTGCCATTTGTCCCATGCTTTTTCTGCCGCGTTGGTCATTTCGTCTTTTTCGCTCAAATTTCAATTCTCCCGCGTTTGAATTGTCTCGTCCTTGTACGACTCGCCTTTCGCGCTAGAATCGCTCTCGTGGCGTCCTGGCGCGAAATTCCACTATCCACGCATGTAATCCGAAATGACTTCCCATGCCGCAGCCGCACCTAGACATATTTCCGCCCGGTAGCCCTGTTCGCGTAGGTCGGAAATCCACTGGACCTGCTCGGGGCTGATCGCGGACTTCTTTTGCCGTTTCATCTCGACGTAGAGCCCGTGATATTCGCCGCGAGGGACCGGAAGGCAGAGGTCAGGAACACCGGCTTTTTGGCCCTCTCGCTTCAAAATCGCGCCCGTGATCTTGCTCCGCTTGCCGCCATTCGGGATCGCGTAGAGCATCCCGAGTTCCGGCCACCGGCCCTTGTGCATCTCGACTAGGCGCATCAGGGCGACTTGCTCTTCGTGTTCGGTCATGCCTTCCCCACGTCCGTGATCGCCGTGATCGCTTCGATAATTTGTTTCCTACTTAAGTGCGGCAACTGGGCCTCTATGGCTTTTAATAATTGCGGCGCGGTCCCTGCTGTGCTCGCTCGGATAACCCTGAGCACGTCTGCTACAATTTCGTCTTTTGTCTGGCTCATCCCTTCACCTCCCCCTTCTTCTCCCGATCCTCCCACCTCCCATCCCTTCGCCAGCACGCCTCTTTGCCGTGCATCACCTGGTGTCCGCAGTTGGTGGAGTTCTTGGCCAAAAGCATGGGGCAGGGCGTGGGGGTGTGGCACAATTTATTCTCCATGCGCCACCGCCTTGATACGCTTCAGTATCCACCGGATCACGGGCACGGCCATGCTATTACCCAACGCCTTGTATCTCGGCCCATCTGGGCAGTCCTCGGCGGGCTTGTTGCGCCAGGGAATAGCCGTGTACCCGTCAGGGAATCCCTGTAGGCGTTCGCACTCGACGGGGGTTAATCTGCGGACTTGCATGGCCGGAGTCATTACGGAGTCTTCAAACCCGCCACCCTGCATCCGCGCTTTGAGCGTACCAAACCCGTCGAGCATGGCGTTCTGTTCTTCGTCGAGACCGATCGCCACCACATCCATTCCCCGATCCGCGCAGGGCGAGGAGTCATGCCGCGCCTGTAAGGTTCTGGCGACATCTCCCCCAAAACACACGCACGGGGTATTCCTGCCACTCGCGTTGAAGTTCGTGTTCAGCGTGTTGGCTATGGCACCACTCCCGCATCCAAGCGCATGACACGAACCGTCTGCGGAGTGGATGGGGTCTTGCGTGGGATGGAAGGCAATCGGTGCCTCATGGTTGCAGGTTAGCGACGGAGATCCGTCGCTAACGATCTCTGCATTTCCTTGGCCGTGGGCCATGACTGCAACAACCGCCTCTGTGTCTAGCCTGTGGCTGGCGTTGCTGCGTGCTCTAAGGCAAGGCGAAGCATCGAGGGTAATTCTTTCCCCCTTTTCTCGGCTCGGCGCAGAATGCCGCTGCACGCCTTCGCGCTCAAAAAGTATCTCGCAGGGATCGGCCCCGTCTCTAGGACATGCGACAACGAACACACGGCGGCGTCGTTGAGCCAGGCCGAAGTATTGAGCATCGAGAATGCGCCATGCGAGTTTTCGTCTCGGTCCAACGACACAACCAGCGTTTGACCATCCGTCCCCTGCCGGGAACAGTTCGCCATCATTTCCAGATAACGCACCGAGAAAACATCCGAAGGCATTGTCTTTTGTTGAGAGCACACCGGGGACATTCTCCCAAGCGACAAAGGCAGGGTCAATTGCATCGCACAACTCCACAAATTTGAGGGTCAGGTTGCCGCGCTCGTCATCGAGTGATTCGCGCTTGCCGGCCACGGAAAAAGCCTGGCAGGGAGTGCCACCGAAAAGGATGTCCACCTGTCCGCGCCATGCCTCGCCGTCGATCTTGGTCATGTCGCCAAGGTTCGGGATTTCTGGCCAGTGATGTGCGAGGACTGCGGACGGGAAGGCTTCAATCTCTGCGGCAAAGGCGTGGCTGTAGCCGAGGCCGATGGATGCGACTTCTGGTGCACCTATGCCGGAACAGATGGTTGCCATTCGCAAAGTGGGGGTGTGGCAGAGGTCAGACGGCGCGGTCATACCGCCACCTTCGACTTCACCCAGGACGCAACTCCGCAATCCGTTTCCGTGATGGTCCTGCCCGTTGTTTGCGGGAGCGCCGTCTTTGCGCGGGACTCTTCGGCCTTGCGCTGCTCTCCCTTGAGCCAGTTGTTTATAAACTTCGGCGCGTCCTTCTTGCGTTTGCCCGGGTTTGATACGAGCCATGCGGACATCTTGAGCAGTTCAGCCGGGATGCTGACCAAGGGGTAGGCGGCCGTTGTTGCCGTGATGACCGACTGCGGGACGATGTAGTTCGTGCCGTCTGCCATGAGCAGTGAAAATGTCTTAGCGGCGGGCTCTTCATCCTGATCCTGATCCTGATCCTGATCCTGGCTTCGATGGGGCTTGGAAGGGGCTTCTATGGGGCTTGAATTTCCAACATGAAAATCTAGGTTGAAACACTCCGCGTATCTATCTAAAAACATCTGCAAAAGCGGGCACTTGTTTATTTTTACAAGTTCGTTTTCAACGCCTTTGACGCGCTTATCTTGTGCAGAAAGTTTAGTGCCAATTTGAAATTTTGCCATCTCATAAACAAACACCGTTTCGGACTGATCATCATAGGCACAAAACTGGGCTTCGATGAGGCTTCGAAGGGCCTTCGATGCCCCTTCGATGGTCAATCCGGTTTCGTGAGAAATGAATAATACCGGCAGGTAATAAAGGCCGATCATGTTTGAGTGTGGGCTTGTAATCAGATACATGGCAACGATCTGCGCATCAGGACCAAGAAGCCTGATTTGGCGTCCAGTTTTGCCGGTCCAGAACGTGGGAGAGACGACAGCATATTCTCGCATCATGCCACCTCATCAAAACGCAGGAATCTGCGAATGTATTGCAGCATGACGTGTCCAGTGGCGCTGCTGCGGGACTTGGCCACGGTCAACTTCACATCCACCACCGGGTGCGCTGCGCTGGCCGTATTCCAGGGCGACAGGAACCAAACCATGTCGGAATCCTGCTCAATAGATCCGGACTCGCGCAGGTCGGAGAGGCGGGGCGATTTGTCTTCGCGGGTTTCGACGGAGCGGTTGAGCTGGGCAAGGAGGATGATTGGCACATCAAGTTCGATTGCGAGCTGTTTGATGGACCGGGATATTTCGGCAACTTCTCTTTCTCGATTCTGCTCTTTGCGGCCACCGAGTGATTGGATCAGTTGCAGATAGTCAATGACAACGAGGTCCAGCCCGTCCTGGCGTTTCCATTTCCTGCACTCGGCGCGGATCAGGTCAGGGTCAACGCGTGGGGAGTCAAACACTTTGGCCATCATCGTGTCCGCATAATTCTGAAACTCTTGAATCAGCAGCAGTTCACCGTGGTTGAAATTGCGGGTTCTAAAGGCTTGGGCGTTGATAGACATGGTGGAGGCGCAAAGGCGCTCTGCAAGGCTCTCCTGGCTCATCTCAAGCGAGAATATGCCCACCTTGTTACCTGCGAACATGGCCGATGATGCGACGTTCAAGGCCAGTGCCGTCTTGCCTGTGCCGGGGCGTCCTGCCAGAGTAATCATTTCCCCGGAGTGCAAGCCGCCGGTTATCAAGTTTAGCTCGTGAAATGGCGTCGGGATCGTCCGCACCTTCTCCCCGGTCATGGCCTTGGCCACCATCCCGGCCACGATGTCTTTGAGGTCTTGGCGACCGGCCCCGGCCCTGCCAGAAAGAACATGGTCAACGACACGGGCGGCATCGTTCGCGGCCAGCATCACGTCCATGGTCAGGTCTGCGGCCTGGGAAAACAATTCCGTTGACGCCTGCATGATGCTTCGGCGGTTCGACATGGCCTTGACCTTGCGCGCGACGTTCAGCACGGACGCGATTGGAGCGGATTCGGTCATCTGCGAAAGCATGGTGGATGTGACGGGCGAACCGGCCTCAGTCAGTTCGATGTACGCGGAAACAAGATCCACTGGCTGGCCCGTGCGTTGCAGCTTGGTAATTGCCGCGTAGCAGTCTCGGGAAATAGTGTCGTGGAAGTCTTCGCCGGTCACGATCTCAGCAACTTCGTCAACGGCCTTGGGCCTGAGTAGCAACGCGCCGATCAAGCCGCGTTCAGCCTCGGGCGAACAGGGCAATGATGTTGCCAGGAATGGATTGACAGTCTCGGTTTTTTTCGACATATTTTACCTGCCTGTTTTTGTAAGCACCGCCTAAATCCTCTCCTGGACGGCGGTGCTTTTTAATTTATTCGACGCCTTTCGGGTAGGCTTCGCCGCACCAGTCGCCAGCTTCAACGAGCGGCCAACCACCTATGCTTGGCGCATTGTGACGGCACTCGTAGGCGAAGATTTCTTTCGAACCGTCGTCATGGGACAGAAGGACGGGTGCGGACCATTTGCAGTTGATACAGTTGATGATTGTCATGTGTGGTTTGCTCCTATGCGGCGCTCATGCCCGCAAATGTTTGATAGATTGCTGCCCATACTTCACGGATGGGCACGAAAACACATTCGCTATGGTAGCCACCGCCGCCCACTGGCGTGAACTGCTGCGCCACCCTGTATTGCTCCACCCAGTATTCCCGGCGCTCCCTAAAGACGGAGCACAACATCGGGAAGGGCACCAGGCACCATCGGCCCGTGTCGGTCCATGTCCACAAAACGTAGTCCGTTCTTTTCGTTTCAAGCACCGTCCACCCTGGGCTTTTGCGCTCAACATTTGACCATGTTTCCAGGGCAACATCTTTCTTGCCGAAGTCTTTACTTCTGACCTTGGCGTCGATAGAAAGCATCTTGCCGCTGGCGTGTTCTGCCCACCAGTCGGTACCATTCTTGTCATTGGTCGAATGTGCCGGGAACACGTTCAAAATGCCCGGCACATTCTCGACCATAATCTTTTTGACGGTACAGGCCTCGG